TGATCTATTCCAAAAGAAAGATCCAGAAGAAAAAGAGATAAGAAAAAAATGGAGTAAATGTTGTGATGAATTTGGGGTAATGATTAGTCAGGAAGTTAAGACAAACCCTAGGTATAAAGACTTGCAATCGTAATATATAGTGTAGTTGAGTAAACTACTATGAAATTCTTTTTTGCACTACTCGCTACACTATTTTTCGCTGTTCCAGCATGGGCAGTAGATGTACATATGGGCGCTAACGGAAACCTAGCATTTGAACCTAATGAAATTACAATCTCAGCAGGTGAAACACTGCATTTTGTAAACGAATCTTTGCCTCCTCATAATATTATTGTTGAAGCACGTCCAGACCTTTCAAGAGAAGCATTACTCTTTGCTCCTGGCGAGTCTCAAGATATTGTATTTGCTGATGCTGGTGATTACGAATTTTTCTGTGGACCCCATCAGGGAGCAGGTATGATTGGCAATGTGCATGTAGAATGATGAAGATATTTGGGAAATCATAATGACAATATCCAATCTTTATAACAGTTGCATAATGCAATGGAGATGATATCATGAAGTGGAAATGGAGGAACGTTAACCCACCTGAGTGGGTAACTAAACAAGAATGTCAGGAGATGATTGATGATGCCATACGAAAACATAATCGTAATGCTGGAATTATCAGTATGTGTGTTGGTTGGATTGTTCTCGCACTTTTTGCTGAGGGTCTTCTTAGACTCATTGGAGTGATTCCTCCACTGTTACCCTGGTTAAATATACAACTATGATGAGTGGATTATTTGTTTTTGGGTTTATTGTATTGATGGTTATTGCCATGGAGATAACATGGTCTGTAAAAAATAAAGGAAGATTAAAATGAAAGTTGGAATGATTGGTCTTGGTCGTATGGGCGAAGGAATGTCTCGCCGCATGATCAAAGAAGGTATTGAAGTCTGGGGTTACAGAAATAACTACGAGAAAGCATGTGAACAATATGAAGCAGGATATGTAAGTGGTGCTACTACTTCATTAGAAAGTCTTGTTCAAGTAGTTAAATCTGATAGTAAGCAATTCACTAGTGCTGGTAAAGTTCCTGGTATTTTTCAACTCGTTATCCCCGCAGAATTAGTAGAGGAAACTATCAATGACTTACTACCATTTCTTAGTGATGGAGATATTGTTATTGATCATGGCAATTCCAATTTTAAGGATTCAAGGAGGAGAGCACTCCGTCTTGAGAAACTGGGTATCCAGTATATTGACTGTGGTACTAGTGGTGGTGTTTATGGTTTGGACCGTGGATTCTGTCTTATGGTTGGTGGTTCAACTGGCGCAGTATCTGTCTGTTCCCCCATTTTCCGTGCCCTCGCACCTGGTATTACCGCTGCAACCCGAACAGACCCATGTACTAGGGCAACCAGTGCTGAGTATGGTTGGTTGCACTGTGGGGGACCTGGTGCAGGTCACTTTGTAAAAATGGTTCATAATGGTGTTGAGTATGGAATCATGCAAGCATACGCAGAAGGATTTAATATCCTGCATGAAGCTAATGCTGGGAGCAAGTACGTCAAGGCAGGTGATGCTGAGGTGGCTCCAATGGAGAATCCAGAAGATTATCAATATGATATTGACTGTGTTGAAGTTGCTGAGTTATGGCGTCGTGGTAGCGTGGTTGGCAGTTGGTTGCTTGATCTTACCGCTGATGTACTACGCAGCGATAACGAGCTTAGCAAGTTTGATGGGGGAGTATCAGACTCTGGTGAAGGACGTTGGACTATTCACGCTGCTGTGGATCTTGGCGTACCCACTCCTGTTATCAGTAGTGCGCTTTGGGCACGTTTTGAGTCGCGCCGTTTGGGCACTTTCGCAGCCAAGGTTTTGAATGGTATGAGAGCTATGTTTGGAGGACATGAAACAAGATGAGTTTATGTATTGGACCAAGTACGATTGTCGGAACACTAACAACTGCAATACTTGGAGTTATGAGTCCTGATGAGGTGAAAACTTATGTTGGAGTTACTTTGGAACCCTATGATAGTGAGCAAATTAATTTAAGTGAACCTGTGGGTTCCTTTGGTATTGAATATGATATGCACAAACATTTAAGATTGTTTGCTGAACATCTCTCATCACCAATGCAGTGTGATGATCATCCTGGTATCAATCACGCTGGTGTAAAATTTTTAGCACCACTATCACCCGATCTTACAGTATACAGTGGTATATCTTTGAATAACTCAAAGTTTGATAGTAAAGATAACTTTGAAGGTCCTCTAGGATCTATTGGTATTGAGTATGGTAATGATTTAAAATTATTTGCTGAATACTTAAGTAGTTTAAAAGAATTTAAAGGTGGTAGAACATCTCTAGGATTTAAGGTATTTTTCAAATGACGTTAGCTGATGTCCTACTTTTCGGATCACTACCCTTTATATGTGCCACCGCATATTTCGGGTACAGAACAGGTGAGAATAACTATTATGAAACCGACGCCTGCACAGGAAATGGAACAGCGCATTAGAATGAGGTTTGCGTTTGCAATGTCATCATTTGGTAGAATGTTTTTGCCTCATGGCATAACACCAGAAATGAGAGCCTTATGTAATGAATGGTCTCAAATTGAAGAAGAACAACCACCTCAGGGTGATTTGTATCATGTTGATCGTTACTTCTTAGAACTTTGGAAAAATAGAAATCAATGAAACATACTACTATTGCTGCATCAATTATACTTTCTTCAATTGCAATTTTTGTCGTCTGGGGGTTAGGTCATGCTTACCCAAGTTGAATACTTCCCATTCTTTTTAACAGGTGTAGTTTGTCTCTTTGGATTATTTCTATTCATTCTATCTCTTTTTGAATAATGATGTTACAGTTTGCTAGGTTTTGTGGAACAGTGTTAAATAATCCATATGGATTAGGATTTATGGCATGGTGTCTTGTCTTTGTTCCTATTATAGGAATGCATTTTGTACATAAATATGGTTGGGAGCATTGGGAACCTTTTAAAAAGAATCACTAAAAATGGAAGATCCGTCAGAAGAATGGTCCTGTGTTATGACTTTGGACATAGACGAAGTTCGTATGCTTTATGATCATACTTGTTATTCTATCCAGATGTGGCCTGGTGCTCCAGCTAGACCATATGAAGAACAGATCTATCTTGATATTTTAAAGAAACGTTTGTTTGCAATGAAAATGGATTACAATCTTTATTCTTCATAGAATAAGTTTTAAATTTATGGAGTAAACCATGAACCCTATAATTTTAATCGGTTGCTTCACACCACTGGTTATGATTTTTATAGTAATGAAACTTGCTGTGTGGGTATCTGCTGTAAACTCGGAAACCGATTATGTCAGAAAAGAACCTTTACGAAAACGAGGACCCTTCGTGGCAGATGCATATGCGGACGTTGATGAGGAGGAAGAGGAATATGGAGATCGCACAGACTATAGATGACGTTCTCTATGAATTCTATGTTATAGAACGGGGACAAGAAGTTCCCAATTGGAGATACATTAAAGATCAAGATTGGTGGGTTGAGTACCTGAAGAGTTTGGGAACAGATCCCAGAAATCCTTGACAGTATAGATAGTACAGTGTAGGTCAGACCGCTTATGCATCTCTATTCATCTCCCGACGATTACCTGTTCAATTTACAGACTTGTCGACCGTCAGATGCTAGGAGAGAGTGGAGGGAAATGATAAAAGATAAATGGAGTAATAAGTGCGCTTATTGTGGATCAACCGAGAACTTAACAATAGATCATATAATTCCAAGATCAAAAGGTGGGAGTAATCTTGCTACCAATGTATTATGTTCATGCAAAGAATGTAATACTGACAAAGGTAGGGATGATGTATGGGAATGGTATTCTAAACAAGAATTCTTTACTAGAGAAAGAGAGTGTGCTATAGTTGATTGGACTAGTGCAGTTGACAACAAAGCTCTTTACAAGTATAAACAGAGAAAAAACATTGCTTATTAAACATGGAAACATTTGAAATTTATTCTAAAGACGGATGTCCATATTGCACAAAAGTAGAAAGAGTGCTACAGTTATCTGAGTTGAGGTATGTTGTTCATAAACTTGGAAGAGATTTTTCTCGCACCGAGTTTTACTCAAAGTTTGGACCTGGATCTACTTTTCCCCAAGTAGTATTCAGTGAATCAAATATTGGAGGGTGTACTGATACCGTAAAATACTTAAAAGAGAATAATTATGTATGACGGAAGTGAAGAAAAAGGAAAAAATTCGCTTCTAAATACATCAGAAGCCCAACCCCAGATGAACAAGGGTCTTGAGCTGATGTTAAGATGTAAAAAAGGGAGGGAGAACGAAGAGATCTCAAGAAAACATAAAAGTCTCGGAGTGACTTTTGATAAGGTTGTTTCTCTTTTTAACCGAGAAATACACTTCCACTTTGACACTTTTATACACATTAGAAAACAAAGTTCTCGGGGGAAGAGACAATGCTAGGAATAACATTAACACTAATACCTGTATTATCTGTATTATTTTTATGTGTTGGTGGAGTAATTGGGTGGTTGGCAAGGGAACATCAATTCCAAACTCAACCCGTCTACACCCATCCAGAAATGTTTGATGAAAACGGAAATGTCCTACCTGATGAAATTTTAGCTGTAAGATTTGAAAATGACTATGACGCAACAAACGACTACGAAGAAGAAGAGGAATCCTAGTAAAATTGTAGAACTTCCTTCCAATCCATTTATATTTGAAGTGCTTGAACTTGCTTCTAAACAAAGAACTAAAGTAAAAAAAATTCAGGTACTTCAAAAATATGCTCACGACTCAATTAAGGCACTCTTGATCTGGAATTATGATGAGAGTGTCATTTCTGTTCTTCCTGCAGGATCTGTTCCTTACTCTGCTTTTGAAGATGGAGCAACTTTAGGTGGCGATCTAAGTGAAAAAATCTCAGATCAAGTTGATTCTCTGGAGAGAACTGGAGCATCATCTATGGGATCTAGTGATGACAATAAAGGCAGAATCCGATCATCTCTCCGAAAAGAGTGGACTAAACTCTATCATTTTGTTAAAGGTGGAGATAACTCTATAAGTTCTCTACGAAGAGAAACTATGTTCATTAATATTCTTGAGATTCTTCATCCGAAAGAAGCAGAACTTCTCATTTTGGTAAAGGATAAAAAGTTATCTGACAAGTATAACCTTGCTCTACCTGTCATTAAAGAAGCATATCCGGACATTACATGGGGAGGTCGTTCATAATGGGGAAAGGATGTAAAATTTTATTCCAAGATTGTGATCCAGAAATGGCACAAGATCGTAGTCTTCCATACAGTGCATACTTGGTAGAGTATCTACAAGATGGTATGACACACTTTGACATTACCTCGGGTCCTAAGCAAGCAGATATTTTTGATGACTATTGGGATAAGTATCATAGTGACTTTGTAAATATGACACAGACAGAGGGGAGAATTAATCCTAAACTCTGGCAAGATCCCAAAGAGAAAAAACAATCTAAGGGAAAGAAATGAGCACAGGATTTGGTGGACAAGGAAAGGAGAATCGTACAGGAAAAGATGCGAAGATCACCGTTGATATGGATGCGGTAGCAAAACTGACAAAAGAATATAAAAAAATCAAAAAATATATGAAGTCTCCCATTTATGATCTTCTACAAATGGAGGGAACTGAAAAAATTGTTACTGAATTAGTTAAGGATATAAAAGAATATAACGAGGACGAAGAAAATCCTGAAGAATAATTAAATTGTAGTTCATGATAAAAAAAGTACTTGACTAAATACTGTATAGGGTCTACAATAGACCTATCGTTCATCCCCCGCAAGGAGGACGCAAGTAAGTCGCGGAACGGAGCGTTCATCCCATGTTAGAACTATTTTTCTATACATCACTCACCTGCCAACAAGCCGATGCTATTATGCTAAGGATGAGAGCAAATGAGAATATCTCTGATGCTTTCAAGGTAGAATTGGTAGAGGTAGTAAAGGAATCTACACCTGAGTGTTTCTGGGACGCACACGACTGAAGGAACGGGGATTAAAAACCCTAACTTCAGGAGACTGACAAATGAACACACTTAACCTCATTCGTAAGCAGATCAACAAAGCATCTGCTATTCACAACGCACAAATTCTTCACACCTCATATCGTGGTGTTGAGTATAATACACGTTGTGTTGAATCAAAGGAAGCGCATGGTACATTCTGCTATCGTGGTCGTAACTACATCAAGTGATTGCTAGTGAGATCATCCTTCCAAATAGGTAATCAAGAGGGTCCTTGACGACCCTCTTTTTTTATGATAAGATAGAGATTCCTTCCGTGTGAATGAAGTCATTGTGCTTCTTAGAAACATACCTCGCTGAGGTATGTTTTTTTTATTATAACTAAAAATGTATTGTGGACTTTATCTATATGGATAAGAAAACATTAAAAGAAATTGTTCAACAGTTGAAATCAATAGTAGATTTGCTAGAATCTGAAGTGTATTCGGATATTAGTTCGTGGACAACTGATGAACAACATTCAAATAAAATACCCACATATGCTGAAATAAATGACGAAGATGGAGACTATGATTAACAAAGAATCTCTTTACGAAAAAACCTCAACCACCGAAAATGATTGGAGGTATTCTGATGAGCGGATGGAGTTGAGGGCAGAATGTTTTCGTGCTTTAAAATTCTACTTGAATGATTATTGCAGATATGTTTATGAGTTTTGTGATATTTGGGTAAGTCAAGGAAACAAAGACTGTACAAATATTGATTATCAATTTAGAATGTACATTAGTGATTCTTTGGAAAGACTTGTTGATGATTAAACGTTTAAAGAATTTTTTTCTCATTCCTAAAAGAGTTGCATTTCTTGAGAGAGAAAATGTTGAGACATCCAATGAACTTTATGAGTTGATGAACAGGTTTGATACGATTTCTAGCAAACTTGATAAATACTTAAATCCAAAATCTGAAGACTATGCGCTTCAAAGATACCATAAAGACAGCAAAGAAAGCTAGAAAAGATGCAAAAATGCACCCGGACCACTATACAGAAGATGAACTATTGTATCTTCTCTTAATGGAAAAAAGTGCTAAACTATCTCTTAAAAAGAAAAAAAAAGAATCAAAGAAACCCGAGAACATGATTTAGTAGAATGACAGTAAGATTTGTACAATGCACTCCCAATCCTGAGGAGAATATGGCATACGTTGCTCGTGTGTCTAACCCAAACAATCAAGACAACCCTAGTTTTGAAGGTCTCTTGAAGTATTGCGTCAATCATCAGCATTGGTCTGTGTTTGAACAATCATATATGACTCTGGAAATTGAGACTACCAGAGCAATCGCAGCTCAAATTCTGAGGCACCGTTCATTTACATATCAAGAGTTTTCTCAACGGTATGCTGACTCATCTCTGTTAGGGTTTGGTAATTCTATTCCTATTCCTGAGTTGAGACGACAGGACAAGAAGAATCGTCAGAATAGTATTGATGATCTTGATCCATTTACAGTTCAAAAACTTGAAATGCAAATGCAAACTTTATTTGATTCTTCTATGGCTTTGTATAAACAAATGCTTGATAGTGGTGTCGCTAAAGAGTGTGCAAGAAATGTGCTTCCCCTCTGTGTGCCCACCAGAATCTACATGACAGGCTCATGTCGTTCATGGATACATTACATAACTCTGAGGTCTTCTAACGGCACTCAGAAGGAGCATATGGACGTTGCTAATGCATGTAAAGATATCTTTATTGAGCAATTCCCTACCGTCGCACTGGCCCTTGACTGGACCGATAAATAAAAAATATATAATGAGGAATAATGGCAACGTACCCTATTAAACATAAAGAGACTGGCGAAATTAAAGAAGTGAAAATGAGTGTTCATGATTGGGACCAGTGGTGTAAGGATAATCCTGACTGGTACAGATACTTTACCCCCGATAATTCTCCTGGAGTTGGTGAAGTTGGTGAGTGGAAAGATAAACTCATCGCAAGAAATCCTGGATGGAACGAGGTGCTTCATAAAGCATCTAAGGCACCTGGTTCAAGAGTCAAAAAGATTGGGTAATTTCTATGGCAAGAAGGAAGAGAAGTTCCTCCAATGAGAATATTGGAGTTGGACTAACAGCAAAACAAATGAAGAGAAAGAAACCAATTAATTCTAATCTCTTGATTGATATTGAACCTCTTACTGAGAATCAAAAAAATTTATTTGATGCTTATGGAAAGGGGCAAAATATTGTTTCTTATGGTGCTGCTGGTACAGGTAAAACATTCATTACACTTTATAATGCTATTAAGGATGTGATGAATGAAAATCTCCCATATGAAAGAGTTTATCTTGTTAGGTCTCTAGTCTCCACAAGGGAGATTGGATTTCTACCCGGAGATCATGATGATAAGTCATCACTTTATCAAATCCCATATAAGAATATGGTAAAGTATATGTTTGAGATGTCATCTGATGCGGATTTTGAGATGCTGTATGGCAATCTTAAAACTCAAGAGACTATTAAGTTTTGGAGCACTTCTTTTCTCCGTGGAACTACTATTGATAACTCAATTATTATTGTTGACGAATTCCAAAACCTAAATTTTCATGAACTTGACTCTATTATTACCCGTGTTGGTGAGAATTGTAAGATTATGTTCTGTGGTGATGGTTCACAGTCTGACTTAGTAAAAACCAATGAAAGAAATGGCATTGTAGATTTTCTCAAGATCTTGCGTAAAATGTCATCATTTGATATAATCGAGTTTGGTCTTAATGATATTATTAGATCAGGAATCGTAAAAGAATACCTATTAGCAAAAAGTGAAACGGTTTAAGTATGAAATTTAATCATGTAGATTGTGAAATCCCTTTTCTTGATAGAGAAACTATTGATGGTGTTCGTTATTACAAAGTTCCAGATCCAGATAGTAGTGAAATTTTCAAGTTAGTATCCATTACCTCTGTTATCAGCCACCACAACAAAGATTTCTTTGCCAAGTGGAGAAAACGAGTTGGTGAGGCAAAGGCAAATTCAATTACTAGAAAAGCAACTAGTCGTGGAACAGACTTTCATACGTTGACTGAAAATCATCTTAACAATATAGACTTTAAAACTGGACTAGTACAACCACTCTCTGAGTTTTTGTTTCTTATGGCAAAGGATGAGATCAATAGAATTGATAACATTCATGCACTTGAACAATCTTTATATAGTAAACAACTAGGTGTAGCGGGAACAGTTGACTGTATTGCTGAATACAATGGTGAACTTGCCGTCATTGATTTCAAAACATCAAAAAAACCAAAACCAAGAGAGTGGATTGATGGTTATTTCATTCAATGTGCAGCATATGCTTGCATGTTATATGAACTTACTGGTATCAAAGTTAAAAAATTCGTCATCTTAATGGCATGTGAAAATGGAGAATGTGAAGTCTATGAAGAATATGATAAAAGCAAATACATTAAGTTGCTCGTACAGTACATTAGAGAGTTTGTGGAACACAAATTGGAAGCCTATGGAAAAGGAACTTAAGAAAGCACTAGACGATAAGTTTTACTGTCCGTCTAGATTTGCTCAAGAGATTGAAAAGTTGGTGCATGGTGAGACTAAAATGTCGTACATTGATGCTATCGTTTACTTCTGTGATCATAACAATTTAGATCTAGAGTCAGTACCAAAACTTATTTCAAAACCACTCAAAGAAAAGATTCGTGGTGAAGCATTGAAACTTAACTACTTGAAGAGATCATCTAGGGCAAAATTGCCCATTTGATCCAAAAAAGGTCCAAAAATTTCTCCCAAAAATTTTCTCGCGTATTACTTTTTTATAATGTCACCGTTTGAATGTTATAAGACTTATCTGTCAATGAAGCAGCACTTCAGTAAGGATAAGTATGATTATCACAAGTATTGTGGTAAGAGTCGTGCATCACTGCAATCTTTTTATAAGAGAAAAGACCGATATTGGTTTGAAAAACTTTCACGCCAAAAACCAAATCGTGAGATTCAAGATTTCTTTGTTGCTAATTTTGTCTCCTGTGATGATCCTGAGAGATTGTGGATTGGAGATCTAATACGCAATGGAGATAAAAATTATTCTTCGTGGAAAAAGAAGATTCAATCACTTTCTTATACTTTTAAGGAGGAGGTTGAGTCAACTTTTGATGCGAAAAACTTTGATAAGATGTTTTTCTTAAATCCAGGAAGTCATCCACAAATTGTGAAAGAATACTTAAAATCAAGTGTTTCTTTAGAGACATTTGTAATTATGGATAGTATTCTAGATTTCACAAAAGTATATGATGAAAAACTAGACGATCCAGTCTGGGACTTAGTTTCTATGAAAGTTAAAAAGTATAAATCTTTCCTAAATATTGATGTACAACGTTATACTTATATTTTAAAAGAGTTGTTGGGGGTAAAATGAGTTTTTTTGAATCAGCAGTTGTTCGTGCTGAAATAGCAGAAATCACAGAACTTCAAGAAGAAGTTTATGTAAATGTTTTTAAGTTCCCATCAATGACTCATGAGGAAAAAATAGATCATATTAATCTCCTTGAGAGACTTTTGGATAAGCAGAGAATCTTATATACTCGTTTGAGTCTTTCTGATGATTCCGAGGCAATTGAGATGCGGAAAACCATTGTTGATTCTGCCATTCACTTGGGTATGCCAAAAGATGTTGATGTGAACGTTATTCTGTCCAATATGAAAAGTGTCATAGAGGTCATGCGTAAAGAGATTGACACCACATCCTCCGACTGATATACTAACGAGGTACACAAAAGCCAAATCCAAACTAATCCAATAAATCCTATGTCTTTCGCAAATCTTAAAAAGCAATCATCTCTTGGTTCTCTTACCTCTAAACTGGTAAAAGAAGTTGAGAAGATGAGTACTACTTCCTCCGGCGCTGATGAGCGTCTATGGAAACCGGAAATGGATAAGACCGGCAATGGTTACGCCGTTCTCCGCTTCCTGCCTGCTCCAGACGGTGAAGACCTCCCTTGGGCAAAGATATACTCTCACGCCTTCCAAGGTCCTGGTGGTTGGTACATTGAGAACTCTCTAACCACTAGTGGTGGTAAGGATCCCGTGTCCGAGTACAACCGTGAACTCTGGAACACTGGAACTGAGGCAAACAAAGAAATCGTGCGTAAGCAAAAGCGTAAACTGTCTTATTACGCTAATATCTACGTTGTTCAAGACAAAGCAAACCCACAGAACGAAGGTAAAGTCTTCCTCTATAAGTTTGGTAAGAAGATCTTTGATAAGATCATGGAAGCAATGCAACCTGAGTTTGAAGATGAAGAAGCAATCAACCCATTTGATTTCTGGGGTGGTGCAAACTTCAAACTGAAACTGAAGAAGGTTGCAGGTTACTGGAACTATGACTCTTCTGAGTTTGATCGTCCTGGTGCTCTACTGGATGATGATGATGCTCTTGAGGCATTATGGAAGAAAGAGTATTCTCTGACTGCTGTGACTGCTCCTGACCAGTTCAAGACCTATGATGAACTGAAGACTCGTCTTGACTATGTTCTAGGTAACAAAGGTACTCCTCGTTTCCAAGACCGAGAAACCGTTGAGCAGGAAGACCAGTTCCGTCGCGAGAGTCGTGGTGAAGAGTCTTCTTTCAAACCAAACTTCAACCGCTCCCAAGAGTCTGAACTTCCTGAGGAACTAAGTCAGAAACTGAGTTCTCTGTCTAACTCAAGTTCAGATGATGAGGATGATGATACTCTCTCTTACTTCCAAAAACTCGCTGACGGTTGATTACTGAAATAGTCTAATATTATCAGCTCTCTTCAAGGTTCTGCTCACATACTGAGTGGAACCTTTTTTGTATTCAATGACATTTTTAAGTTGATCAGTAACTAATCTTAGATATTCTGGTTTAATTAAGTAAATACTTCGTTTTTCTTCTTGTAATTTATTTTCATAATCAAGATTGGTCACTGGAATTGCAATATTACTCTTGATAACTTCTTTTTGGAGACCGGGATCAAAAA